ACGAGTCCATGGAATAACTTCTCCACCAAACCCATGTGCTTTAAGATCTTTCACCATTGTCTCAGTGGTTGTTAATACCTTACCACTATGTTTATGAAACCAGCGAACAAATCTCCATGTTATCCACTCAGGAATGCCAAATAGGGTTTTAAGTCCCTCAGGAAACTTAGTATGATAAGCAGTATTGTGGCTAATACCACATTTTGAAAGATATGCTCTAGCCCACAAACCCAAAGTACCTTCGGTGGCGATGTGGATATAATCTGGATTGATCTCCTCAATCTTCTTGCCCACCTGCCACGGAATGGTAATCTTGACTTCGTTGTAGGGAGGGCAATCAAAATAGCGGAACCTGCTGGGATCAAGATAATCAACAGTATAACCATCCCGAATCGCACATGCTTCAATATTTTTGTAAGTGGTAACGACACCATTGATTTGATCAGGTAGGTTGTCTGTTACTATCAGTATCTTCTTTGTCATTCTCTTTAGTCCATGTAATAATTTCCCACTTACCGTTATGATGCTCGACCAAAGCAGTGCAGGATTCAACCCAATCTCCATCATTCATGTAGATTATACCATCAATATCTTTTATTTCAGCGTGATGAATATGCCCACAGATGACTCCATCGTAACCTCGTTTCTTGCAATAGCCTGCAAGATTACGTTCAAATTGAAACATAAAGTCAGATGCTTTCTTTACTTTATGCTTTAGGTATTTAGACAGTGACCAGTATCCAAACCCTAGTTTGTGACGAATCCAGTTGAAACGAGAGTTCCAATCAAGAACTAAGTCATAGAGTTTATCACCAAGAAATGCAAGCCATGGAGCCAGTCTTGTAATACCATCAAATAAATCACCATGAGTTATAAGATAGTGTTTACCATCTACACCGATATGTTCTGTTTGATTTTTTATTTCAATCAGACCGAAAGAGAATCCATATGGGATCATCGGTCTTAAGAATTCATCATGATTACCTGCAACATAAACAACTCTCGTTCCTCTCTTGGCATGACCAAGTATTCTGCGGACAACATTAGTGTGGCTTTGTTTCCATCGCCACTTGTTCTGTTGGATCTTCCAAGCATCAATTATATCACCCACGAGATATAAAGTCTCGCAGGTGTTATGTTTCAAAAAGTTATTTAACTTATCTGCTTGACAATCACGAGTACCTAAGTGAACATCACTTATGAATATCGTGCGATAGTTCATCAGTCGTTACGAGTGTTGCGTGTCGGTGGATCGTCTGGCAATAAGTCCATTGATGGTGCTGGAGGTGGTGCCATTGGTACTGGTCTTGGAGCCATTGGTACTGGTGCAGGCATGCTAGGTGCTGTTGGCACGCTTGCTGGTAAGGCTGGTGTTGGTGCATTTGTTGCGCTTCCTGCAATTTTCTCTTGAGTTCTACCAAATGCTGCGATACCTAATACTGCACCCATTGCTAAGTGAAATAAACCAGCACCTTGCAGTGTTAATGGATTCCACTGAGTGATTGGAGTATGAGTAACTGCTTGTAGTATAGACCACAAAACTGGGAACACAACCATGTCCATCATACAGACTAACATGTACATCCAACCCATGGCTGGACGCCATTTCTTTTGCATCCAGTCTTCGTCTTTTTTAACTTCTGCCATCTTTTTCTCCTAGAACCAGAGCAATAAGCCCTGTGACATTAATACAATACCAATGGCGCATACACCAAAACTACCCCAAAACAACGGCATGCTAACAGCAAGGATAGATGCTGATAGTAATACGATTGCTAACTGGTATGCAGTTGAAGCATAACTCATCCATGGACTACGAAGTTTTGCAGCGTCTCTGTCTGCTTCTAACTTCTCAGCACGAGCACGAATATCCTTCATGCCGTCTTTTGGTTCGTTTTCATAACGATCAATTTTCTTTTTCAATTCTTCTGCATACTTTGTATCACCAGATTTAACTGCATCATGTAATGCATACTCTGCTGCAGTTTTCTTGATGCTCTTCGCTTGATAGAAACTCCACTCGCTACCTGCCTTGATAGTGTTACCAAGAATAGTGCTTGAGTATGTTCCACCGAAATATGCATTCACTGCCAATAGCAATGCAAACACATTGATGACCATACCTGCTTTGTCTTTGATCTTTGCTTCACGCTCTGAACGAGAACCAGCTGGTGGCTTTGGTGCGTCAGGATCTTTTGGTGTCCTGCTGACCATGTTTAATACTGAATCTATGAGTGCCATCTTACCAATCCTTATAGTTACCTTTAGTTGTTTCTAATGATTTTAAGTTTGCTGGAATCATAGGAGAGAAGTTTATTCCAGTATATTTTTCTATGTCTGAAATAGGTACAACATAGTTTTCTATTTCTTTTGGATCTAACTTAGCATTCGGAAACACAAACGCAATTGCTGCATTGCGTCTTGGATCAATAACAATCTTATAAATGAATGATGGAACTTTTGTACCATTACCCATTGTTTGAGAATTGACATCAAAAATCGTACCTGTAATTACATTTAAGTGACCATACTTGGATGCCCAATAGCGAGTATTCTCTTCTAGATACTTCCAAATCCCACGATTGTTTCCTGGACTTTGTGGCATCATGTTTGAGAGCAAAAAACTCTCACTCATAACATTTGCATCATAAGTAAAGTTTGCTGCAGGTGCCATGTGACCACGATCCAGTCCTGAACCTACATACTCTTTTAATGTTACACGGAATTGTGCTGGTATCTCTTGATCTTCACGGAAGTCATCTTTACGAGAAACTGCCTTAGTCACTAGCAATTCTGGTTTGATAACTTCAGCTACGAAATACGCAACTTTGGTCTGGTAGTTGTAATTAACGGCATAACCAGTACGACATAGGTACTGGTTATTACCCTCAACTGCTACCTGTGGAGCACCCCAAACTACGTGTTGAGGGCAAGATGCATCAATCGGATTCGCTAATAAACTAAAATTTAAAGAACATAGTAGTAATAGTAAGAGTTTTTTCATATAACCTTTGTTTTTGTGCCAGAACCTATGATACAAGCAATTTGTGAATTTTTCTTAAGTAGTGTCCAATTACCTTCTTTGTCTTCCCACAAAGAATATACTGAACCATCTGATATATCTAAACCTGTCCATGTTAATTTTTCTTGTTGAGTCTCAGAAAGAAATTGTATTATTGGCATGACTGGACCACATGTGATTTCATAGTTATATTTAAATGCTTGAGCATTTGCGTACATTGAAAAACTAAGCAGTAATAATCCTATTGTTTTCATATTATTCTTTAGTGTATCATCTTAACTTGGTGTTCTAACCATATTAAAAATGTAGTAACTACAAGAGTTATAATTAAAACGAATTGCGCTAGTCTCATATTTTATACAATTTTAAAAAATAGGTTATTAATGCTGCTACAGTCATACACCAACAAAGAACATCAAGTTGTTTATGTCGATCAATATCCATAGCAGTTAATTCTGCTTGTCGCTCTTTTTCAATAAGAGCCTTTTCTGCTTCAACTTTAACCCAAGCATCTTTCCCGTACTTACGAATCGTGTCAGCTTTTAATTTAGCAAGTTCTTGTTCATGTTTATACTTAGATTCAAATTTCTCAACTGCTTTAACTTCTAGTGATGCTTTGCGAGCAGCTTCAGATAACTTTGCTGTAACACGAGCCTTGTGCTCTTTCTGTATTGTTGCTTCCATATCAGCTTGTTGATCGGAAACAACAGAACCAAGTTCTTTACCTATTTTCTGCGCTTCTTTTAGCGTAGTTGAAGCAGTCTTAACTCCATCGAGCATTTACTTACTTCTTCCCACCATTGTTACTTTGTTTCTCTTTGTACTTTTCCAACTCTTGCACACGCCATACTAATGTGTCCAGTACTGCTTTGTTGGCACCGCTTCTTGATAGTGCTTCTGTGTTGGCTTGCATAAAGTCTTGGCGCAGTTTTTCACGAGCCAGTTCAGCACCCATGTTTGGTGCTTGTTTGTTGTCCGATGTCACCACCAACTGCATCTTGCTTTCAAGAATGGTCAACTGTGTATTAACATGACTCAGCGCATTCATCAAGTACACCACACAGGCAAACATGATGGGCAATACTGCAAATGTTACCTTTTCAATCAGCGCACCTTTGGCTTCGCCAGCACTTAACTTGTCTTTGATTTGTTCTAATTCCATTTCAGTCTTCCTTTTATTTTTATTATTAGACTTACTGCTCTGCTATCTTCCTACGTAGTGTTTGGGCATGGCTTCTTGTCTTCTTTGTTTGTCCGTTTTAGGAACCCAATCAGTTCCTAGTTGTGGATATTTTTCTATTCTATCTTGCACTACGAACCATAAAATAATAAATGTAACACCAATAATTGCTATAAAACTACCAAACCATCTTAACGCAACATGAACTTTGTTTATAAATTTAGCATGCTCAATATCATGTTTATGTTGTAGTTCAATCTGTTTCTTTAGCGCAACTGATTGTCTTGCATTTAATATTTTAGAAGTTTCTAATACTTCTGTCCAAAGTGCACCCAACTCAGGTGGACTTTGATATACCATTACTTCACGCAGTTCAACTTCCATCTGCTCAAGTTTCTTTTTCATCAATATTCTTTGCAGGGCACGAGCACCTACAGAAGATTCACCACTGTATACTTGATAAGACCTACGTTCTTCTGCTTCAAATACTGCTATACATTTTGCTTGATTATCAAAGAAAGCACCAAGATGTTGACCTAACTCAAAATAAACATCGCCTGAGTCTTTCTTGTTTAATTCTTTTATTCTGGCTTTTTCTTCATTAAGTTGTTTGACTGCTGCAGGTGGTGGTGTCTTTCCCTTTTCTTCATACATACCATGGAACTGTGCATCCAAATCTTTGAGCACATCCCTTACATCTCCAGCTGCACCTTTGATATCTTTGTATAATTTACATCCAGCTTTGATCGCAGAAACTGCTCCATTGGCTAATGCAAAGAGAGTTAGGGGATCCACTATATTCTCCTAAAACCATGGAACTTGTAGTTCCTTATTAGTATTATCTACTATTTAGGATTTTTGTCTTGCAACTTCTCAACATCTTTTTCAATGGCTGACTTTGTACTAGGTGAAGAAAACACACTCTGGACTTTATTCAAGAATGATTGTGTTTTCGTTGGAGGGTTTAATTCTTCTTCTACTGATGGTGTGATTCTTCTACCAGCTGAATCATACTCAATTTTCTTCTCAACTCTTTTATATAATTCTGGTTCCCAATCTTTTGTTGGCTCATCAATTTCGATTTCTGGAATCTCAGATTCTAATAACTCGTTTACTTCTTTTTTGATTTCTTCTGGAACAACAGTTGTTTCGTGTTCTTCAATAATTTCTGACTCATCCCATTTGTCAGGTGTTTCTTTTGACAAATGTTGTGTCATATGATCAAAAACAGGAGTTGTAGTTGCTTCTTCGATAGGCATATCGGCTTCAACTTCTTTAGTCTTTTCTGGAAAGTCTACTGTAGGTGGTTTCTCAAAGAATTCATTCCATCTTCTTGTACCAGTATGTTTAAGATTCCAGTTTGCGGCAATTAGTAATAGTACTGCCAATGGATCAAATACAATAACAATGAGTATGGTGACGATACGAACTGCTTTCTCAAGCATATTCGTATCATTTGAACTTTCGTCACCATATATCAATGCAGCAATGTACTTGATTGGTCCTACTTCTGCTTCGACTTTACGGACTTCGCTGGCGATTGGCGCACGCTCTTCGTTGTACTTGGCGATCTTGGCTTGCGCTGTACCGATTTCGTTGAGGATTCTGGTTCTATCTTTTTGCTGACCTCTACGGATGGAGATGGCTCTGTCTGTTCCTTTGGCATCGTCTGTTCTTGCGATGGTTTGATCCACTTGAGCATCGAGTTGAGTAAGTTCTTTACGACTTGCATTGATATTTTCCTTTTCTGTTTTAATCTTCTCATCAAGTAATGACAACTTAGATTGAACATCTCCCGAAGGTATTGCTTGATCTAAATGTGCCTTTGATAAGAATCCGAAAATGCCCATAGATGTTAACATCATTAACACAATCAAGGCAACTACAAAGTATGACTTCATCAATTTTGGAATTTCTTTCCAATTTCGATAGAGCCAAGATGCAACTACAAGTTTCGATGCTTCAAGCAAAGAACCCATAAGAGCAATCGGTACAACAGCTGCAGCAAAAATTGCGATGAGCCCCATCACTGCGTAATATGCAGCGAGAGCCGACAACGATAGTGCAACTGTAAAGAGTAAGTATGTCATAGTTTGTTTTTAATATGAGAGCCATGGACTCGGACAGAAATCTGTCCATTGTAGTAGTCGTCTGACTCTAACACCTTTCGTGCAAACTGTTCTCGTGCTTCTATGTAAGAACATTCAGCTTTGGATTTACAAAAGAAAAGAATCTCACGAAGGAAGTTGTCCTTTCCGAGAGACTCTACATCTTTATTTAGTTCTATACTCGAACCATAGTACTCCATCCAATCAGAGTCTATTTTGCTACGAATCTTCTTTCGTTTTTTAATTCCGTTTTTCTGCTTTACTATTTTGTATGTAGTTTTGGCAAATTTGGATAACTTCTTACCCACATACATACGACTACTGGCTTTGTTCGTAATTAAATAAACAAAGCCAACACAATCATCAGGTAGTTCCTCAATAATTTCGTTATTATAAAGCCACATTAGAATAATCAGTAGTATAAACTACTATTTATTCTTCCTCTTCGTAGTCGTCTTCTTCGTAAATGTCAGCAGAGCAAATAGGGCAGTAAACGATGTCTTCCAATCGTTCTTCTGACTTGAGTATAATCTTACCTCTTGCCTGACATTCATTACATTCAAAAATCTTAGTTGTCATTGTTTAGTCTCGGCTAGTTTTAGTTTTTGTAGTATCTTAAACCACATCCATCCAATATCAAATTCAAACCATTTTCTACTTAATTTAGGGTTTGCTGGTTCAGCGTGGTGATTATTGTGTAGTTCTTCACCACCAATAATGATTCCGAACATTGATATGTTCTTTGAACGATCTTTGGTGTCCGTGTTACGATAACCAAACCAATGACCAACACCATTGACAATACCTGCTGCCCAGAATGGAATCCAAATCATCTGAATACCCCATAGAAGCAGACCAATCCAACCAAACAAAATAATATTGATGGCTAACATTAGCATAATACCTGCTCTGCTATGTTTAGAGTAAATGTTATTTTCCATCCAATCATCTGGAGTTCCAACTCCGTATTGAGCAATCATCTCTTTATTTTTACTGGCATCATGGTAAAGTAAAGCACCACCGAAGACCACTCTCCAAATACCATACACATGAGGTGTGTGCGGATCACCTTCTTTATCAGAATTCTGATGGTGTTTACGATGAATAGCTACCCACTGTTTAGTTACCATACCAGTAGTAAGCCATAACCAGAAACGCATGAAGTGTGCAACAACTGGATGAAAAGTTATTCCTCTGTGTGTCTGTCCTCTATGAAGATATAAAGTGACGCACACAATGGTAATGTGAGTCATAGCCAACAGATAGATTAACTCTATCACGCTGCTTTACCCCATACATCACCCCATGTGCCAGACAATGCACCTTTAGCATAATCAGTAACACGATTCTCAAAGAAGTTTCCGTGTACTGGTGCATTGATCATTTCTTCGACCCATGGAAGTGGATTCTTTTTAACTTTAAAGATACCTTTCATGCCAAGAGAGATTAGACGACGATCTGCAATGTAACGAATATATTTCTTAACATCTTCTGCAGATAGTTCACGCATGTCTGCACCTTGATAGCAAAGATCAATAAACTTGTCTTCTAACTCTACCATTTTCTCAGCGATTGTATATATCTTACCCTTTAATTCGTCATTCCAGATCTCAGGATTTTCTTTGATATACTCACGGAACAACTTAATCATAGACTCAGCATGGATTGTTTCATCGGCAATAGACCAAGTAACAATTTGACCCATACCCTTCATCATGCCTTGGCGAGGAAAATTAAGCAACATGATAAAAGAACTAAACAACTGCATGCCTTCAGTAAAGGCACTGAAAACAGCAATGTGCTCAGCAGTACTAGCGATAGTACCATTGCGACTAGAAAGTTCAAGTACATAGTCATGCTTATCTTTCATCTCTTGATATTCAAGGAATTGGTTGTAAGTAGATTCTGGTAATCCCAGTGTTTCGATTAGGTGAGAGTATGCAGCAATGTGTAATGCTTCACGAGCAGCAAAACCCATTAACATCATTCTTACTTCAGGTTGAGGGAAATGAGGCAGATAATTATTAACATAACCACCAGCAACATCAATGTCTCCTTGAGTGAAGAATCGGAAGATGTTCGTAAGAAAGGTTTTTTCTTCATTTGTTAATTTCTTTTTCCAGTCTTTAACATCCTCAGCCATTGGTACTTCTGAGTGCAGCCAGTGTGCTTGTTCATGTTTCAACCAAGCATCATATGCCCATGGATAGTTAAAAGGTTTAAATGAATCTCTTGTATCCGTTAATCTTGTTTTTGTTTTTGTAATCATTTTATCCCTCGCAAGCCAAACATTCGTTACCTTCGGCTAGATCGTGTAAGTTAATTTCTTTAATAATATCTCGTTCAATTCTCTTTGACACCTTATCTGCTTTTGCGATCTTATCACTACGGCAGTAGTACATAGTCTTCAATCCAGACTTCCATGCTTGGAAATGCACAGCATGAATATACTTGATGTGACTGTCTGGTCTAAAGAATACATTTAACGATTGTGCTTGATCAATATATTGTTGCCTGTCGGAAGCGTGTTGAATGACCCAACGCTGGTCAATTTCCATAGAAGTCTTGAAGACGTCTTTCTCCCAGTCTCCCAACCAATCCAAGTGCTGAACTGAACCATCATTCGCAATAATCGAACTCCATATTTCTTGGGCATCTGCCTTAGGGTTTGAATTAACATAATCAGTAACGACCTTATCAAGATACTTATTTTTATTTAAGTGAGAACCCGATAAAGTATCTTGGCGATAAGCATTGGCACGCAAAGGTTCAATAGAAGGACTAGTATTGCCCATGAGAATGGAAGAAGAAGCATTGGGAGCAATAGCCATAAGATGACTAAACCTATTCCCAGTACCCACTGCGTCAGGTGCTTCACCACGTTCCAATCCCAGTTCTTTATTAGCGACATCTAATTTCTCTCTTATAGTTTTAAAGATGTTTTTATTTCTACCAACTGCCAATGATGATTCCCATGGAAGATTATTCTTCTGTAGATATGCATGCCAACCTAACGCACCAATGCCGATACTTCTTTCACGAGTTGCTGAGTACTTTGCACGCTTAATTGAGGAAGGAGCATGATCAATAAAATACTGCAGAACATTGTCAAGCATTTCAGCAACATCACGTAGGAACTGCGGTTCATCTTTCCAATCATCATAATACTCCAAGTTCAAAGATGACAAACAACATACTGCTGTGCGTTTCTCATTTGTTGGTAGAATAATCTCAGAGCAAAGATTAGATTGATTAATCTTTAACCCAAGATCTTTTAACCATTGTGGCATTTGTCGATTTGATTCGTCAATAAAATGTAGATATGGTTCACCTGTCATCATACGCATCTCAAGAATGCGTTGCCATAATTCTTTTGCTGATACAGTTTCACGAACTTCATTGGAAGCAGGATCCACTAATTTCCAAGAGTCATCGAAGTCTGGATCAATCATACTCTGTTCAATGATTTCCATAAATGCATCTGGAATGTTAATCCCATGATGCATGTTTAGAGTACGCATGTTTTGATCGCCTGTCGGCTTGCGCATCTCTAGAAAGTTGATGATATCTGGATGATCAATAGACAGATAAGCAGCATAACTGCCCCTGCGAGTACGACCTTGCCTGTATGCCAAAGAACTTGCGTCATACATTTTGAGGTGAGGCATGACACCTGTAGATTTATCGTCTGCTGAACGAATACCAAAACCGATGCCAACACCACCGCCAAGCATAGACAACCAATTAGTTTCTGATAGATTATCAACTAAACCCTCCGCAGTATCTTCGATATAATTAAGGAAACATGATATAGGCAAACCACGCTTACTACGACCAAAAGATAAAATGGGAGTAGAATAAGACAACCAATGTTTGCTGCTGTATTCGTATAACCTTTGCGCATGTTCTGGATTGCTCCCAAATTTATTTGAGACAAAAGCAAACCTCTCTTGTGGGCTTACCTCGTCATCCTTCATATAACTTTCTTTTAATCTAATTCTACCTAATTCGTCAAACAAACTATCTCGGTTGTAGTCAACCTTTATGCCATGCACAATTTCCATTTATTGCCCCAATATTATTATAGTTTTACTAATTCATTTGCTAGAGGGAATACCTCAGCAATAACCTTTGCGCATTGTCGTGCGACTTCTTGGTGTTCCTTTTGTGTACCATTTGCCGATCGTAATTCAATGAAGTGGATCCACGATCTTAGTGTACCATTCATGTATAAACGAGAAACAGTTAGTCCTTCTGGGAGTACTGCTCTTGCTTGCTCTTTGGCAATACCATTTTCGATTGCCCAAGCATACGCTTCTTCAGCTTCTCTTATCACTCGCTTTTGTCTTTCTTCCCACCATGTTGCCAATGCTAGATTTGTATTCTCAACACTATTTTGACGATTCTTCGTATCTTGGAGTCGGGCTTCCCTTAGAACGAAAGATAAGTCTTTTGTTGGATCAGCATATCGCTGGCTAAATTCTTGGAACGAGAAAGAGCGGTGACGCAAGATTTGTCTTGCTATATCACGAGTAGTTTCAATTTCTAAACAAGCACTGACCATTTCTAGTGGTGACCAATGCTGATGTTTGATGAGATACTTAATTAACTTCTCTGATGTCTCTGTGTTGAGTTGGTTGTTGGGATTACTCACTCTTGCACAGAATGCAACTAACTCCTGTACATCTACTAAACCTTCTTGGAACATTTTCTCATCGGGTTTGCTATAACTAATCATCCTGACATTCATATTTTCTTCCATGTACCAAATTTCAATTTTGCTTCCATACCAAAGTAGGTGTTTGTATTTATGACATCGGTAATTTCATCGGCAGTCATTCCGCCATGTAAAATCATTTCATTCACATCTTTCTGTTCTATGTGTTCTGGAAACATACAGACAGAATAACCTAGATTGATATACTTCTCTAACTGTTTGACAATGTCTTTATTTCTTGGTTCATTGTCCATTACAATCGTTGCATTAGCAAGAATACTCCTAATAGTAGGGGTATCAAAACTTGCTCCTGAAACAGCCACTGCATTTGGTAGAAAAAGCGAGTCAATTGGTCCTTCGACCACAAGTATTCTTTTAGCATAATCAATCCTTTCAAGTCCATAAATCTTTTCCTGAGTCTCATCCACCTTGATGGTATAATACTTAGGCTCTTCATTTCCATACGCTCTAGCCTGATAAGCAAAACACTTACCAGCATTAGTAAAAAATGGAATAATCATCCTTGGATGTTCGTCTTGTATTGGCTCTTGGAATTTGGCAGTCACTGAGTTAGTGTATGCCTTAAACTTTGGAGCAAAGTACAGGAGACTCCATTTGTCCTTCGGAATCTTTCTTTTAACTACATACTGAACAGCAGGATGTGTCAGTGGTAGTTTATCTAGTCTTGAGAGAGATGAGAGAATATCATCTTCAAGTAAATTTTCTGGTTCTGTCTCAAGAACTACTTGAGTTTCAGAGATATCTTTGTGGTCATTGTATCTTGTTGCACCAGACTTATATCGTTCAAGCACATACTCATCATACAACTTTGTATCAACATACTTAATTAGATTACCGATGTTCGTGCCGTAACCACAGTTGTGACACTTCACAAATAGATCTGCCTTTGCACGATAGATGTAACCACGTGCTTTTAATTTATTGGATGTGCTATCCCCACAAACTGGACATGAATAGTTCCAGAGATAATCTTTCTTTTGTTTGAAGTTTCGCAAGCGAGACCCAAGTATTTGGGCATACTTTGCATCAATGTATAACATTACAAATCTCCACTAGTAGAGTACAATTATACCCTACTTATCATTACAAAACAAGTTTTATTTTATATACTTTACAATCTCGTTGATATGTCCGAGAATAAAACCTGCAACTGCAGCACCACCGATTACATACCACTTCCACTGCTCAAGTGCTGCAACTCTAGTGTTCATCTTTTCTAAATCTTGCACAACATCCTTTTTAATTTCAGCATGTTGGTCTTGAGAGATTTGAGCATTAGCTTGCATCTTATGTTCAATGCGAGTTTGCATATCGTCAATCTTATCAACGATTTCTCTATTGGATGTAGTAATACGAGAGTGCACTTCTTTAAGATCAGATTTCAACTCTTTGACATCCTCTTTTATAGTTTCTACTTGTGCTTCCAATTTAGCTAGTCTTTCTGTATCCATTTATTTTACACTCTCAAAAATGTCTCGTTGTGTTTTGTACCATTCAATCCAAGTATCAACTTTAATTTTACATTCATGATATTGTCCATAATTGTCCACTACGACTTTCAATACTTCACTCAACTTCTCAGTAGGTTTAGTTTTCTTCAAGTCAGGACACGCTTCCATTAGTTCAGTTGGAACAGATGGAAAATTTCTTTTAACTGGTGTGCTACATCCAGTTAATATTAATATTGTTAGAGCAACTAGAAGGGTTTTCATTTTTTCACTCCTGCTGCTTCATTTAGTATATCGACCGCTTCAGGTGCAACTTTACACTCAGAATCAATTTTAATTTCTACTTCTTTAATCTTTTCTTGTATCACTATTTGAGTTTGTTTTACTACTTTAACTCTATCAACATATACTTTTTGTATTTGGATATTTATTTCTTTAGATTTTGCTTCAGAAATTTTAATTTGTTTTTCTAATTCTGTTACTTTTGCTCTCCATAACATCTCAGTGGAGTAACTACCAAAAAAATAAATCCCTACAACAGTAAGGATAGTTCCAAATATTCTGGCGATTCCAGAATAAGGAATTAGTGGTGGGACAAATCTTGTAAGAAAACTAAGAGCATAGATTGCTATACCAGCAATCATAATACCAATGACTACAATATGAAGTAACGCATCAGGTACAAATGACAACATCCACATCTTAAACTCCTACAGGTTTCGGACGACGAATCATTCCTGCAATGGTGGATGCTTGACCAGCTTTGTATTTCTTAATTTCCTTTGGACCAATCTTTGGTTCATTGGTAGAAACTGCAGCACCAGTAACATTCGCTACTGCGCCATCTTCATCAAGAAACTTTTTAACAAGAATCTCTTCTTCAACAAGAGACACTCTATTATCCAACAGTTTCATGATATTGTCAAACTTTTCTTGGAGCATTGCAGTTGAACGACTGCCTGATTGGTATTGTTCTTTTACTAACCATAGTGCTGCAACCAATGATTTCATTTTACTTTCACCACCTGGAAGTCTATTGATAATCTTCTTAACATTGAAGACTAAACGATTGAGGTAAGTATAAGCGTCACGTTCTTTTGATGTCTGTAAAGTATTTGCTTTACGGATGTTCTTACCCTTAGCATCAATAATACCTAGTTTGAATGCGTCTGTGTTCTCAAAGTTAGTGACTAACATTTTGAGAATTCGATATGCAATTAAGTTGTCTACTATGCGACTCATTAAATTTTCCTAAGTGTTGATATAATGTTTTCATCTAAAACTATATCAGATAAAACAATATTCAATTCTGGTATCGTTTCTGGCATCCTATCGAGATACACTAAAAATGTAATTAGTGAATCCCAACAGGACTCGTCTATCTTATAAAACAACATTTGAGTTGCGTTTTCACCGAAAATATTATACAAAACTATA